CGGCTGCACCTTAAGACTGCAAAAATACCGGGCCACCTTAGGCCGTTATTGTTACAAGGAGGGGGAGGGCGTTGGCCTTCCCCTTTTTTATTTAGACCTATGATTCACCTACAACCCAACGTCGCATCCAATCGTGTTTACGTCACTCCCTTTGAGGCGCGTAAATTCATGGGTAAATTCACGCACTACCTCATGGTCTTGAAAAACAACGCGACGGAGGAGGAGTATCCGTTGGTTTTGAACTTTACCATAGACAACGAGAGATATACCCAAGCCAACCTCGCAACCAATAACGACGACGCCGTGAACGGGTCAATTCTTTTGACCGAATCGGGCCTCTACACCTACACCATATATGGCCAAACCAATGGAACCAACCTCGACCCTACCGACGCGGTGGTGAAGGGCGTGTGTGAGGTGGGTGCTTGCAAGGTGAGCGACGAAGCCGCGTGGACCATCCCAACCGTGACAATCCCTGACAACGTCATATATTACGAATGACATGGAATTACTGAAGCTCAAAGAATACCAAGAGCGCTCGTACGCCGAGAAGCCCTCGAATCAAGGGTTCGTAAACTACGGCGACGACAACCTCTTCCCTCAATACCTCATCGACCTTTACAAGTCGAGCGCCACGCACAACGCCCTCTGCACGTCTATTGCCTACATGATCTTTGGCGACGGCGTCCAGGCCGACACGTTGGAGGCGCGTTTGAAGATTGAGGAGTGGGGTTTGCAAGACGAGGTCCGCAAGGCGTGTCTTGACCTGAAGATTCAAGGCGGGTTCGCATTGGAGGTGGTGTACTCCATCGACCGGAGCACCATCGCCAAGGTCCGCCACTGCCCGTTTGAGAAAATCCGGAGCGCCGAAGTGGACGAGAACGAGGACGTCAATTTCTACTATTACTCGAAGGACTGGGCCGACAAGTCGTGCGAGCCGGAGGTGGTGCGTGCGTTTGACCCGTCCGACTCGGTGGACTACCCCGTACAAATCTTGTACGTCAAGCCGTTCTCTCCAGGTTCCTACTACTACCCCAAGCCGGACTATATCGGCTCCATTGACTACATCGAGCTCGACAAGGAGATTGGGAAGTATCATATCAACAACATCAAGAACGGGTTGGCCCCTTCGTTCACCATCCACTTCAAGAACGGAGTCCCAGCGCAGGAAGAGCGTTTGAGAATCAGAAACGACATTGAACGCCAATTGGCCGGGGCTACGAATGCCGGCAAGTTCATTGTGACCTACTCCGACTCTCCCGACCGTAAACCCGACTTCGAGCCGTTCCCGCTTTCCGATGCCGATAAACAATACCAGTTCCTCTCAACCGAGGTGTCCGACAAGATCATGGTTGGTCACCGCGTGGTGTCTTCGGCTATGTTCGGAGTTAAAACGGCAGGACAACTCGGCAACACCCAAGAACTTGAAATCGCCTCGGAGTTGTTCGACCGCCAAGTCATCAAGCCCTACCAACGAATCGTAAAGAACGCCCTAGAGTCCATTTTCATCGCGGCGGGGGCACCTACCCTTGTCTCGGTCGAAGAAGTGCCGCCTATGGAGCGCGTAGAGGTCGAAATGACCAAAGAAGGGTGCTGCAACTTGTCGGAAGAAATTACATTGAACATCGACGCCGCCGAATGGCTCATTGAACAAGGCGAAGAAATTGACGAGGACGAGTGGGTGTTGATTGACGAGAGAGAGTACAACGAAGAACTCGAACAGGTCCAAGATGCCCAATGGAATTTTGCTATGAGGGTGCCCGGTGGCACATCCGACACGAACACCGCACCCGACAATCGTAGTCAAATCGACAACGACGTGGTGAAGATTCGCTACATCTACGACGGAAGCAAAAGCCCGGAGCGTGACTTCTGCCGCAAGATGATGAGTTCACAAAGGGTTTACCGTCGTGAGGACATCGTGGGTGCGAACTGGCCCGCCTCTTTGGGCGGTGCCTCGGCTCGTGCAGTCAACCCCGGTTTCGGTCCTAACGGCACGGACACCTACGACCTTCTCTTGTACAAGGGCGGACCGAATTGCAAACACCGCTGGATTCGTCGGACGTACTTGAAGCGTAACAACCAACGGGTGAGCGTAAACCGCGCCCGTCAAATTATCTCGCAACTGCCCGAGCCGCAACGCCGAGCAAACCAAATCCCGACGCAAGACCCGCGCATCTCGCAAATCCCGGCAACAATGCCAAACAACGGCTACCTAAACCCTCGCTAAATGGCACTCACCGCAGAAGTTCTCTTTGTCAACCCGGACTATATGAAGCGTATGACCCAGCTCAACGGCGGGGTCGAAGACGCGGTTATGGTTCCGGCGATCATCTTGGCACAAGACAAACACATCCAACAATACCTCGGCACGGACCTCCTCAACAAGTTGAAGGCCGACATCCAAGCCGACACCCTGACGGGCAACTACGAAGCCCTTGTGGACGGCTACGTGAGGAAGGCGACGGTGTGGTGGTCGATGGTTGAACTCCTCCCGAACTTGTACGTGAAGCTCGACAACGGAGGGTTGGTCATTCGGACGGCTGAGAACACCTCGGCCATCTCCGAGGCCGACCTACACCGCGAAATTGAGAACGCAAGGCAGAACGCGCAATTCTACACCACGCGCCTTGTGGAGTACCTGTGTGCCAACATGACCCTCTTCCCGGAGTACACGTCCAACTCGGGTGCCGATATGTTCCCAGACTCAGCGGTGTACTTTCAGAACGGCATGACCATCTCCGGAGGACACGATCAAATCGACCCGGACCTCGCTCGTAAGCTCCTCCGATGACCCGCAAGGAAAACATCGTGGCGCTGAAAAAGTGGATGGAGAAGAACAAAGACAAGCCCAAACCGAAAGAAAAAAAGAAATGAGCATCGAAACTCTCTTGAATTTGTTACCTTCCTTGCTGGCGGCAGTAGGAGTGTGGGTGTCTTTGAATAGCGAGGTGGCCAAACTCAAGGGACGGGTGTACCGTTTGGAGTCTGACCAAGGCAAGATTGAGGCCATGTTGAAGGAGTGCGTCGAAGGCATCCAAGAGCTCAAGATATTGTTGGCCAAAAAGGGACTCTAAATGTACAAGTGGTTCAAAATGTCCGAGTTTGATTCGCCCGACCAACCGGGGTCAGGTGAACTCATGGAGCCCGCCGTGGTCCAAGCGTTGGATATTGCCCGCGACATCTACGGGTTTCCGATGAAAGTGACGTCGGGGTTTCGCAGTGTCCCTCACAACAAGGCCGTCGGAGGTAGCCCGAAGTCTAGTCACCTTCTCGGCTGGGCCGTGGACATCGCGGTTCCAAACTCCGAGCGTAGGTTCCTCATGCTTGAAGCCCTCCTCGATGCTGGGTTCCACCGGATAGGCGTCGGAGACACGTTCATCCACGCAGACCTCGACCCCAACAAGACGCCGAACTGCTTGTGGGTTTATTAAAAAGCGAATGCACCTCACCCGTAAACACCGCACCGTCCACGCCGTCGACTGCAACGTAGAGCAGCGCAAAGGACAACAACACTTCCTTTTCATCTCGGACATACACTACGACGCCATGAAATGCGATCGTGAGCGGCTACACCGCCACCTCGAAGAGGCACGAGAACTCGGAGCGGGCGTGTTCATCTTTGGAGACTTGTTCGACCTCATGCAGGGCAAGTACGACCCTCGTGGCAACTACTCCGAGCTGCGTCCAGAGTACAAGTCCTGCATCTACGTTGACGAGGTTATCCAAGACGTGGGAGAGAAGCTGGCCAAATACGCCGACGTCATCAAATTCATCTCCAAAGGCAACCACGAAACGAACATTGAGAAGCGGATGATGGTTTCGCCAATTGACCGCGTGGCCCAAATCTTGAACGCGGCAGGTGGACACGTCGAGGTGGGAGGATATGCGGGTTGGTTGGTTGTTCAAGCACACCGAAGCGGAGCCGCCAAGCGTCGTTTCAATATCCACTACCATCACGGCTACGGAGGAGGCGCCAAGCGCTCCAAAGGAATCCTTGGTGCTGACATCGACCAAAAAGACTTTCCCGACGCGGACATCATTGTGCGTGGCCACGATCACCAGAAGTGGCACCTCCCTATAACTGTGGACCGCATCACCCACTCCATGAAGCTCCAACAACGCACGGTCCACCATCTCCGGTTGGGTTCATATAAGAAGCTCGGAGATAGGTACGCGGGCTGGGCTACTGAAAAGAACTTCTCTACGCCACGCCTTGGGGGTTGGTGGGGTTGCTTGCAAGAGCGCAGCGACGACTACGTCTGGACCATCCGGGAGGCGACATGAAGCCCGCGTTCGAGATACTCAAGAACTTGGACCTCACGGAGATGTTCAAGACCAAAGGCGACCTCAAAAGGTGGAGCGCCAAAAGAACCATCGGAGGTGCAATTGTTACCGAAGCCCTTTGGCAAATACACGCGAACGGCTTATCTTGGGAGGGCATCGTCCTAGCGGGGGTTGGCATAGTCCCGCTTTGCCTCTCGTTTTTTGAGAGGAAGGAATAGTGTGTTTCATTCATCACAGGTTGAAGGGTCACCCGAAACGTCGGGGGCCCTTTTTCTTTGCATGGAAAAAAATTTCTTGAAACGTTAGGTTAAATGGAAGTTTCTTTCTACCTTACCCCCATGATGAACGAAACACAAACCCCCAACACGATGCAAAACAAAAGCACCAAAGGCCGCGACCTCGCCTACAAGATCGCCACCCGCCTACGCGGAAACGAGTTCAAAGACATGACCCTCGGAGAGATTGACGACTTCCGAGCAGAGATGGCCTTGTTCCTTGACCTCAAAAAAGAATGGTGATGCTGAAGCCCAACGGAATATCCCACACCGTCTACCCTGACCAACCAGCGGAAGACTTCAACGAATGGACGGCCAACTTCACACGACAAGAGGTGGCCCGCGATGTTGACGAGTTCAAGCGTAAGTTTGACTCCCTGTGGTCTGACTTCAAGAAACAAATTACCGGATGAAACACACACACAAAACGCGCCTCCTCGAATACCTCGAAGAGTTCGGGAGCATCACAACCCTCGAAGCCATACGCGACCTTGGCAACACGCGCCTCGCAGCTCGCATCTCTGACCTTCGACGTGAGGGCTACGACATCACAAGCCAACCTTTGAAAGTCCCTACGCGGTGGGGGACGGAAACCACCGTGACCAAATACATCTATTCACCATGCCTCGATTCGAAGTAACCTACTTCCGGGGGCACGATCACGACGACTGGGACAAGGCACAGTTCGACGCGGTCGATGAACACCAAGCAAAACAAAAAGCCCTTGACGTCATCCCACCCGGGCACCGGGTGAAAAGAATTAAACCAATCCAAAACACAATGGAACAAATCAAAATCCAAAGCGTGACCCCACAAGGCACGTTTGACCACAACGGAAAGACTTTCCACAAGTTCGACGTCATCCTCGACAACGGCATGGTCGGAGAAGTCAACGCCCTCACCCCTGACAAGTGGAAGGAAGGCGACGAGGTAGTGGTCAAGGACCACCAACAAACCAAGTGGGGACCGCGCCTCAAGCTCGACAAACCCGGCTTCAATGGTGGCGGTTCATCAAGCCCCAAAGCACCTGCCAACAACGACGTCAAAGGCATCGTGGCAAGCTGGGCCGTGGGATGTGCTATGCAAGCAGCAGGAGACCCCTTTCAAAAGGACTACGACTCGATCGTGTTGCAACTCGCACGGGTGGCCTTGAGTGCTCGAAAGGTCATCAAAGATGAAGTCGAGGTCTGATGTGGTGCACCGACAAACCAACGG